CCTTTACCATATAAGTAATAATCGTAATGTGTAATTAATTTATTTTCATTACCTCTTACTTCTACTAAATGTGGCATCAATGGAACAAGCTCTACAACTTTACCATTTTTATCTCTGTTCTTATAAAGGAACGCATCTCCTAATGTATTTAAAGCTAAAACTATATAATGTGATAATAGGTTAGCTGACATAAAAGGATTAGGTCTTGAATATAATTTTGATAGTGGATGTTCTTGAATTATTTCACTATCTAAATACTTTGTGTCTTTTCTTATTACTTGTAGCTTAGGTTCTGAAAATGAGGTTGCTAGTACATTAAGACATGCGACTACAGCTGAATTACCTGAGCCATCACCAATTTCTTTTAATTTCTGTGATTCAAAAAAACCAGCTGAGCTGTTATATCCATATATAGAAGCATCATTGCCAAAGTGCTGGTTAAAATTACCTTGTAGTTTTTGCTCACTATTCCCTCTTCTAGGAATAATGAAATCCAGAGCCTTCTGGAATCTATTTTTTTCTTCCATCTAGTAAGCTGTCCATTCTCGTCTAGTTTGTACTGACTGTGCTGCGAGACCCAGAGCATCGACTTGGTCGTCATGTGCTCCAACAGGAAAAGTCAATAACTCTCTCTCTAATTCCGTAAGCCAAGCTGAATCTTTACGAAACATAACTTCGCCTGCCTCCATCCTAGCACTTAGTGGTAAAGCTTTGGTTATTTTATCCTTTTCTGCACGCATTTCTTTTACACGCAATCCTGCCCTTTGCGCTTGTTGTATAAATGCTTTTGAGAATCCCTGATTTTCCATAAGTACATATCTCCAATTATGTTTATGAGATTGTCTTTGCATTGCAGGAACAATATCAGGTCCCTCCATTTTTACTCTTACTAAATCTTCTAAGAAAAGTTGATTACTAGGAGTTCTTGCAAAAGACATTATTACTGTATAGTCAGAAGATTTTTCAGTAGTAACTGCAACATCAACTGCTCCAAAATGTTCTAAATCATTTGGGTCCCATTGTCCTCCACCACCTACATAAAAACCATTTGTATTTACATCAAAATAAGATACCCACTCTGGTTTAAATAGTCCTTGTCCTGCTTCTACAAATTCTGCCATATATTCTTGTGCATAGACAATAGAGCCTACTTCTCTTTTTGCTGATTCTAACTCTTCAGGGTCAATAGCAGGATTATCAAGTGTGGTAAATCTAAATCTTTCCCAATTATCTTGTTCTCCAGCAGTTTCCCAAAGGTCATAAAACCAATTACCAATACCAAGTGGAGTACTAATAAATAATGCAGAACCTTTTCTTTCAGTTAAGGTAGGTCTTAATACTTCTTGCCAAACTTCTGGCTTTACGAATGCTGCCTCATCAATAACAATAAAATCTAAACCTTCACCTCTTAGACGTTGAGGATTATCAGCAGACTTACAAGCAATAAAACCACCATTTGGAAAAAGAACTTCCATGTTAGCGATTGAAACTTTTGGTTCAATTTCTCTAGGAAAGGACATTGCTGCTGCTTCGAGTGCTCTCCAGCCAACCCTAGCAATAGAAAAAGTAGGAGCAACCCACCAAGCTCTTCCACCATTAAGGGCAGTTTGGAGACATAATTGAACACCAAGTCTAGTCTTACCAAACCTACGACCAGCACAAAGTATTTTCCAACGTGCATCACTTTCTGCAACTTTTTTTTGTGCTTCATGTAATGAAGGTAATTCTGGTGCGTATATTGGCATTTAAATTAAATTTTTTGATTTGTTTCTTAGCCTTTCTATAGAATTCTCTATACCAGTTTTTGCTTGTTGCCAAGATAAATGATTTTGCGAATCTTGCAACTTGTTTGGTTCAAGTAATAACATTGCAAAGTGGTCTGCTTCTAATTTTTTTAATTGTGATTCCACAATAGTTTTTTTATCTTCTTCAGTAATAAATTGATAATCCATAATCTCCTACCATCTAAATTTTTGTTTTTTAGCTTTTTCAACTTGGGCTAATGATTTAGCACTTAATGTTGCAGGGTCTTGTACAAAATCTGCATCCATTGGTGTTTCAAACATAACATTTGTTGAAATTTGTCTTTGACATTTAAAAATACATTTAGGACACATAATATCTGGGTCCTCAGTAATTTTATGTTCTATCTCATAAACGTGTTCACAAACTAAACACTTATAATCATATCTAGGCATATCTCCCCAAGTAAGCTCTTACAAACTTAGTGTACTCTCTTTTTTGTCCAGATATTGTTTTACCATCAAAAATATCGTGATGAAATTTACAAAAGATAGCCACATTACCTTCATCATTAGAGATGTCTCTATTTTTGCCTCCCATCCCAATTCCAGTAATGTGTGCCATCTCCAGCCACTGTGTATCGTTGCATTCAGGCCACTCACACCTGTAATTTGCACGTTTCAAAGCTTTTTCACGAAGTGCAGATTTATTTATTTTTCCTGTCCCTTCTCGCTTTTTTTGTCCCATACCAGATATACCATGAGACTTGCTTCTTCGTTTTTTAAATTCTGAATATGTTTCGTTTTCTGAATCCCACTCTACTCTAGACATTTTGAAACCAATCTTTAGGAATATGATAATTATGTTGAGATTGTTCTTTAAAAGAAGCTTTCATCCAATCTTCATATTTATTTATAGTGTCAGAATACTTAGGGTCGTTGTAGTATCTATAAAAATTTTCTAGTTCTTTTTTTTCAAGCATTTGCTTTTCTTCTTCGCTACAGAACATATGCCAGTAAGCTCTACTTCCACCATTTATATCAATTTCTGTTAAATACATATGACCAATAATAGGTTCTCCAATATTGGGATGTACTAATTCCCAACCATCATGAAGCAATTTAAAAGTTTTAATCATATCTTCTTCCATTATTACAATTTCAGTGTCTTCATCATAAAGAAACATTTGACCACTAAAAGAAAAATTATAACTAAATTTACCAGTTGGTAAAAATTTTTTTACTGAATGTTCTAATGGTTTTACCATCCAAGGCAAGCAACCCTCCCATAATGGTCTAGATAAAAAAGGAAATTCATCTAAGGTCCAATTCTGTTCCCAACCTATGTACGGATAAAGCATATTGCTATCTAAAAATTTTCTTTCTCCGTTAATATATTTATATTTAGAAGGATATGCAGTAAGTATTGATTTTAAATTACCAGTTTCAACTACTGCTTCTTTGTACATTTTAATTAATAAAGAATCCCAACCATCAATAAACAAAGTATGACTATCAATACTTAAAATATAATCTTCACCATCGTACAATTCTGCTACAGCTTTTCTTGCAATACCTGTACCTAATTTTTCTAATCTATTGTGTTCAGAAATAGTATCAACGTAACCTCTTATTCTTTTACCAAATTGATTCTTAACTTTATCTAGCTTTTCTTTTTCTTTATCAGATGAAGACATAGAGCGTATACCAAAATAAATATCTTCTGGTTTATTTGCTTTTGAAAATGCATCTAATATCGTGGCTTCAAATTCCGTATCGTGCATTGTTGGCATTGCTATAAATATTGACATAATAAAATCTTAGCAGATTAGTATTTTAGATACAGCTCTCCTAAGAGAGCCGATGATGGGAGGAGGTCGGTGTGGATGCCGACTTAACATTACTTTAACATTTCAAAAGATAGGGTGTGGTATTTAAAGATAAGAAAATACCTCGCCATTTTAGACGAGGTAAATTCTTAGTGAAGGATAATATCTTTAAGCACTCTTTTTTTTGTACTTTGGATATTGCATTTTTGCTTCTTTTAGAACTTTCATAAAAGAGTTCATCCAGAAAGTTTTGTCATAACCAACAGGTCTTAGCTCACCATAATTGTTTGCTGTCATGTGTGGTTCTAACATTAACTCTGCACCAATAGAATCCCAAATAGTTTTTGCTTTATGGTAATCAAACTTTCCATCAAAAGCTATTAAAGCTCTAAAGGCTGCTAACAATGGCACTAATACACCATTCTGTAACATTTGGTCTGGCTTTCCTTCTGTAGGATTGCTAGGACATTTTGTTGCAGAATATGTTTTAAACATATATGTCTCTTCATCACCACCAGCTTCTTTCCAAAGCTTTTCAGCAGTAAATTGCATATAGTCTTGAAATTTTAAGATTTTCGCTAAATCTTTATCTCTAACAGAAAATAAATCAATATTCTCATCGTTATCATATATGCTCATAACTGTATGTTTACGACCATAACCAACAGTATCTATTTCAGGTTTGAATTTCATTTCAGTTCCATCAATTCTCAATGTATATAGAGTTGTAAGAATATCTCTTACTGGAAAATTACCTGTGTCACCTTGGTGATAAACAACTAAATCTTCCCACTCAGTATTTTTAAGAGATTTTTTAATCCAATCAAGTTTACCTTGATAGTTCCAAATAGATTCTTTGGATACTTCATTAGATGAATTCAACCCAACTGATATGTCAAGTTTTTTAAGTTCTGGAACTTTTGTCATAATAAATGCTCTAACAAATCTGTCCTCTGGAACTTCATCTGCATCTTGAATTGCTTTTAATAAGTGATTACCATTTACAAGACCATCTCTAGTTGTTTTTGATTTAGATAGACTTAATGTAAGTTCACCTGTTTTATTATCTAATTCAGCTTCACTTGCATAAATGTGTAATCCAATTGCAGCATACCCAAACATATCTGGGTGTGTATCAGCTTGTGCAACAATTTCAGACAATTCATCAAATGATTTCTTATCTGTAATTGGGTCTCTTGGATTTGGGTCGTTAGGGATATCTATTTCCTTTAACGATTGAGCCTGAACATAACAATAAATTTCTTGTATGTCTTTAGCGAAT